AACCGCAACTTGTAGGTTGCACCTTGTCGTTGAAGATTCGGTTGTAAATAGCATTTACCGTCTTTTGCTCTTCAGCCTTAATGACTGACTTGCCCACGATTGTACCCAAGAACTCATATTCGTCTTTGGTTAGGCATTCGGGCTTTTTGTAGCGGAATATCTTATTGAGTTTCTCCTTTCGTGCATCGCATCCGCAATCAATACCCGTTGCTTCAGAAAATGCATCTACTACTGCCTTGATGCCCGTAGCGGTTGTAATCTTCTCAATAGTATCGCCTAATCCCTCACTCTTTTTGCTCGGCCTTCCACGCTTGGTATGCTTCTTTGCGATTGGCTTGGATTCTTTTTCTTCCATTGTCTAATGTATTCCAAATTGAACGCTCACTAATTTTTGTTTCTTCACTTATCTTCTTAATGGTCATATCCGTGTTGTGATACAACTTAAATAGCTTTGTGTCGTACCAATGCCATTCATCCACCTCTTGCCATATTTCATCAATGAGGCGATTATAGGCATTTTCTGACTCATAGTTTGGTTCGGTAATCTCTCCGTCTATTTCCTCCAAAGTGTCAAATGACATTGACTTTTGGGAGGTTACAAATAGATTCCTCAAAACGACAAAGACGAAGTAAGTATTCACCTCGTCCTCGTTGTACATAATCCTTTCGGGGTTGGATACATACTTATGCATCCGCAAGTACATATCTTGAACTATGTCTTTAGCCGTATCTCGGTCTAATCCGAATGACATCGCCATCCGAATCCATTCATCGTGCCTCTTGGCTAATAGTTCAAGTATCACCAAATGACTTGTACAATAAATAGACCAATGGCTATTTGAAATTCATAACGGTGGCCAATGTCATCATATCCCTCCTCACCCCAATCAAGATAATTGAGTCCTAACATAAAGCCAAGTAGGGGGGAGATGCGAAAGGTCATAGCAATTCTTTTAGTTTAAAGAACTTTTCCTTGTAAATATACAAAGTGTCTAATTCTTTTTGAAGTAACCGTTTTTCCTCTCTTAATTCTTTCACCTTGTTGAGCAAATCTTTTGAAGTCAGATAGGGTAAGTAGTCATCTCCATTGGTGATGGCATTGCGATGCTCTACCGCTTGGTTGTACATATCCTTGTAGTCATCGTAGCGAATCAGCTTATCGTGTGACTTTAGGTAATGAATTACACTTGAGTGGTCACGTCCAAGTACTGAACCCATTTTGCTTGGCCCCGCACATTTATGGAAGGCGTTGGCAAAGGCGGTTCGGGCATATACAAGAGGACGTGAACGGCTTTGGTCTTCCTTTAATCCAAGACGGTCAAAGAATACATCTTTCGCTGCGTAAAGTTCCGTTATCTCCATTGTCCGTTTTTGTATGTTACTTCGTCAATCTCGTTATTGACAAATTTAGTGTTTATTTCTTTAAGTGTCATATTCCACACCCCCCGTTGGCTCTTGATTACAAGGGTGGTATTCTCTTTAAATGTGTCGCACGGAGCCAATGGCTTACAAGAGCATCCTTTGCAAAATCTTGTGGTACGCTCAATGATTTCAAAGACCTCTCCTTTTTTGGTTCGGATGGCATCATTGGGTTGAAAGTTTCTAAATGTTCTCGGCTGCATTGTCAAGTGATTTTTGGAGTTTGTCAATGGTATCTTTCATCTCTTGGTTCTCAAGTTTGAGTTTGGCGTTTATCATTCTCGCTTCGTTTAAGAATCGCATACTGCTTCGCTCATAATCTATGAAGTAATTCAGCACCCTATCCACCTCCACAAGGTCAATAATCTTGTTGATGATGTCATTTTGTTCTTGGGTTGTTTCGGAATATTGAGCGCAGTCATTCAACCAAATGAGGATGGCCCCCAATAGCATCTGCTTCTCTCTAATATGTAGTTCGTTAAAGGTGGGGTCAGAAGGGAACATCCTCTTGTTTTTTGAGTTCGGGTAAGGTAATCAAATTTTTGTAGCCGATTATATATCCTACGTTGTATTTCATTGACTGAAGACGGACGGGGGAATCTAATGGGGTAGGTCTACCGCCCGTTTCTAACTCCTTCACCTTGCGGATATGGATGTCGGTGTAAATCCAATCAGTTTCGTGTTGGGTATATCGGTGGATGACCATAAACTCATCTGCTCGGTTGACAAACTTACCGCCACCTTCAACATCACTTGCCATTGGAGGGATTGGGTGTCCTTCGTATGGGTGTCCCTTGTAGTGAACTTTCCGTAGGGCCTCCGTAGCGGGGTGAGTATTTAGAATCACCGTAGCATTGAACTTCTTGCAGAATACCCGTAGATGGCTTGTGGCCTCATAGTGGTATTCGTGGGAGGATACCTTGCCCAATCTCTTTTGGTTTATGGTGAGGGAATTGTAAGGGTCTATTAGGACACCATCAAATTGAAACTCGTCATAGATTTCTTCCATTGTGTTGAGCAATCCAAAGACATCGTAAAGGGTTTCGGGGTCAATGAACGCAAAATGTGCTTGGATAAAATCGTACTTACGGGCGAAGGTTACATCATCAACGTATTGGATTTGCTTACCACATAAAAACTCAATTAGCTTTCGTTGAATGGAACGCACATCATTCTCCGATGAGTAGACCAACCAACGTGTTCCGTTGTTAAGGGTGTGGAGGAGCATTAGGTAGAGCATCGTGTGGGTTTTGCCTACGTTGGCGTGTCCCGTGACCACAATGAAATTGCCTCGCTTAAAGCGTAGGTAATCATCAATCTCATTATGACCAAATTTTGATGCTTCGGGTATCTTGCCATCACGAACCTTTTGTAGGTATGTGAGGACTTCACCGCTTTTTATAAGCGAGGGGTGTGTCATAAAACAAAGGAAAGAAAAAAACCCCACCGAAGTGGGGCTTTAATTTAGAAAGGAGAGGATTCTTGGAAGTGCGCTTGGTAGGTTTCACCTTGCGCCTTTGCGCCCGTTACTACGGGGAGGTACTTCTCTACAAACGATGGGATGTCGGTAATTTGAATCTTACCCGATGACACCAAATCAATAGCACCTTTGAATACTACGCTACGAGCAATCTGCTCTGAATTGTCTTGCTTCATTCTTGGGGAGTTGTTAGAATAGTTAGAGTTGCTTGAGAAGTTGGATGGGTCACGCTGAATCTTGACTCCACCACGCTCGTTCTTTTCGTATTGAACATCGTCACCAACCTTGTAGGCGGGGGTGGGGGATTTAGCGAGAACGGTTCCACCGTCATTGTTGTCAAATTGCACTTCAAGGATATGGAACTCTTTCCACATTCTTCCCGTGTCTTGGAGGCTTACGATTTTAGGCATTTACTTGGGGGTTTTGAATTGATTGAATTAAACGGTCTAATGAATCAAGATGATTCTGATGGGCTATAGAGAGTTCTATCTCAAGGCTTACGATTCTTTCCTCAAGCCATTGAATGTACAACTTATCGTTCATCGGAATAGTTTGTTAAAGATGAATTCTTGCGTGGCTAACTCCGCATTCAAAACGGGATTTGTCATTGCCTCAAGGGCATCAATGCGCTTTTGCATTGCTTCAATACGAGCCTCTTGCATCTGAATGATGGACTCGTAGGACTGTGAAGAGAGGTGGTAAGTCATATTGTTGGTTTTAAATTCTCAACAATAATAGTTCATAAAACTCAATCCACCAAATGACCCGTAAAAAAAAGTTTTGAGGTATTCTTCTCCAACTCGGAGTTGTGAATGATAGTTAGTTTGGGGAAGTATTTCTTGGTATCGTCTTCTATTCCTCCCCAATCCTTGAGGGCATCCATCCCAAACTTGACTGCCATAATGCAGTTGTCAATGTCGTAACCAAGATTGGTTTCCAACCGTACCGTTACGCTCTTGAATTTGATTTTGTCGTACTTGTCTAATTGCTCAAGTATCTCGGCTTTGAACTTGTCCTTTGCCTTCTTACGCACTATCCAATGTTTGGATGCATAGAAAGAGTTTAGGGAGGGGACTTTGCCTACCTCAACGCTTATAACCGCATCTTTCAGCAAAGTGGGGGTCAAGGTCATAGATTTGAGATAAGTACTCTTGCTCCGTCTTCAGAGCTTCTTGTCTTGCTTCGTAAGTGGATTCGCAGTTGGCGAATAGTTTAGCAGCCTCAAACAAGAGGTGGTCAATCTTCCTTTTGATTGCTTTGTTGGTATAATATTTCCATTCCATCGGATTTGTATTTTGCTGATGCATTGTGGAACTCAAAGTATTCAAGGTGGTTGGCTGACTTATGCGTTTGATGCTCCAATTCTCTTTGAAGGTGAGCAATGGCTTTCTTGATGTCTTGGCTGATTGGATTGTTTGGCTTCTTACCCGCCCGAAGGAGATAGGTGATTGCCGTTCCCAAGTTGTAGTTGTCCTCTTGGAAATCCAAGACCACATCAAAAGCCTCTATGGACTTGTACTTGCCGATGTAGTATTTAGGTGTCTTGCTCATCTTCAGCAAAGGTATCCTTTTTTTGATTATCTACCTCATTTTGAGAATCCCCTAAATCATCCCAATAGAGGAAGTGCCAACCTTGATGGTCATTCATAGCCGTGATATTGTTTTAGTTTTTGTCTTGTTCTTTCTTGGTATTCATCCAAAGGGTAATCCATAAAAC